CAATATACCAGCGCCCTTGAGATTGAAATACTCTGGAATTAGTCGCTCTTAAAAAAGATTCTAAAACCTCCTTAGCATTTCTAAAATCTAATTTATCATAAACTCCAAATTCGTTTAATGAGATATCATGATATAATGTTTCATCAGCTCCACCTCCAGATTTTCTTATAGTATTAGCTACATAAATATCTAAATCTAATTGGATGTTATTTAATATGTAATACAAATAGAAAAACATACTATCCTCATTAGAATCATAACCACCAGTAGATGTTACTGAATAAGGAGCATCATAGGCATCTAAAGTACCTAAACCATCATAAGCTACTAATTTAATAGGATTAGGATATGGCTGTAAACTCTCCTGGTATTGATCAGTTTGTAACCACCCTTCCCAGTAAATCTCATAACTTTTTTCCTCCTCCCAATTATAATTAGCTTGCTCCCATTGATCATTTTCAGTATTCCAAACTTTATCCTCACGCTCTCCTGTAGAGATTCTTACTTTATATTCTCGCTCACCAGCTCTATAAAACTGATCATAATTAGTATCAGCTGTTTCAAATAAATTAAGCTCACAAGTAGATCCAATTATAGGTGTATAAAAATCATCATCACCCTCCCATTTTATTATACATGGATTAGCCTGTCCGACTAAATCAAACTCTGCTCCAGAGTAATCTTTTTGTAGTATTTCGATACGCCTTAGATTCCCTTTTACATCGGAAAACTCTAATTTGAATTTAGTTCCGTATGCCATTTATTTATTTTATTCTGCTTCGGTTTCTGTCTGCTCTTTGTAATGCTACAACCAGATCCTGTCCGTTTATTTTAAATTCTCCCCCTACGTTTACATTTTGGCTTCTACCTCCCATCATTCCCTGGAGTTTATCTAGTGGCGCTATTACCTCTGGATTACTAGAGGCTCCTGGATATTCACCCATTAAACCTAAAGTTGGCCCAGATACAATACCTCCATTTGCAAATTTTGGAATTGCTGCAAATGCTGATAATACACCACCCACAGCAGTTGCTATAAATGCTGGAGTCGCTATAACCGCACCTGGCCCTGTAGCAGCTCCAGAGGCAGTAGCGCCAGCAATAGCATTAGCAATAGATTGACTAAGCATCATTGCAATTAATTTAGTAACAGTACTTAATAATCCAGCTAGAAAACCCTGGAAACCAGAATCAGCTAAACCTAAAGATCTTATTAATGAATTACCCATTTGATCAAAAGCATTAGCAACCTCACCGCCTACAAGCTGTGATACCTCTTTCATTTTTTGCATTTTGTCTAAAAACTGCTGATGCTGTTCTGAGCTTAAAATATTTTCTAAATCAATGTCTGCTGTATCAAATGGATCAATAACTGGTACAGATTCTGGATCAAATGCCTCAGCTATCTTTTTATTAAATACATCAGCAAAAGTCATATCCATTGCTGATAATTCATTTCCTATAGCCTCATCAAAATCCTTAGCAAACTGTTTAGCCTCCTCCTCAATATCCCATTCTATTTGTAGCTTTTCAAGTTTTATTTTTTTAAGATCTTCTAAAGATGTACTAAACTCATTAGTTTCTACTGTAGTACTTTTAATGCTTTTTTCTAAGCCAGTTATAGCTAGATCATAATTTTTTATTTTCTGCTCAGTAGCGGCTATCTCCTCACCTAAGCGCTTGTATTCATCAGATTCTATACCTAAAACACTAGCTATTAATCCTTGCTCTCTGTCTTGTTCAACTTTTAATAGTTCTAATTTTGTTTTGAGTAATTTCTGTTCTGCCTTTTGTCTTTCTATAGCTGATGCTACAGATCCATCTTGTGCCTTTTTCGCTGCTATAAGAGCTTTCTCATTTTCTTTTAACTCAGCGTTTAGATCTTTAATTGTATTTAATAATCCCTGGTGTTTACCAACTGCAATTAATGCTGTAGCTAAAGCGCCTAAAGCTAATAAAATACCTCCTGTGGCTAGATTTAATGCCGCAAATGCAGTAGATAATGTACCTATAGCGTAAACTAATGGAGGTATAGCTGCTGCTACAGCTCCGACAATAACTACTAATTTTTTTGATGTAGGCGATAAATTTTTAAATGACTTTAATACATCATTCGCCTTAGAAACTAAATCAATAAAAGCTGGTAATATTATAGCTCCGAAAGTAGCTCCAAGTTCCTTCATAGATTCCTGGAATATTCGCATCTGGTTAGCAGCTCCATCAGATGTTCTAGCAAAATCGCCTTGAGCGTTTGCTGTATTAGCCATGACAAATTGATATCTTAAAAGAACTTTCTCAGCTTGAGTCATTTCTTTTATTGATTTTTCAATTCCTTGGTTCATAGCAAACTGCTCTAAGTTTACTTGAGTCATTACAACGCCTAAACGTTTTAGCGATTCTGTTTCTCCTGTAAATACGCCATTAAGAGCAGTTGTCACCTCCTCAATGTTCATATTTTTAAACGAGGCGAGATCTCCAGCTAACCCTACCAATGAGGTCGATAAATCAGCAGCTTTATCTACAGATAATCCCATAGATGTACTCATATCACCAAATAGAGCCGCCATATCTAAAGCAGTTCCCTCAGCAATTCCAAACTGTTCTAATGTAGTTTGAGCGAAATCTTTTACAGTACCAGATGCAGATCCAAAAGCTACATTAACTTTATTTAATGACTCCTCAAAATCAGATGCCATTTTTATTGCAGCTCCACCAGCAGCAGCTAATGGTAATGATAATCCAATAGATAATTTTTTACCTATTCCAGTTATCTTGCTTCCAAACGCTTCTAACTTACCAGATGCAGTATTTAAAGCCTTTACTAGTTGACTAGCATCCCCTACTATATTTACTTTTAATTTTTGATCTTGCATAGTACAAAAATACTAAAAAAAAAGGCGTTAGAATTTAACGCCAGCTGCTATTGCTTTAGCTTTAAAATTTTCATAATCTTCTATAGTTCCTTTTGGTTTTTGCTTTTTATAGAATTTATCCTGTGGTAGTGGGAATAGTTTTTCTGGTTTTATCATTTGCTGGCGCTTTTGACAGTTGACATTATGCAGCATAGTAGCTAGGTATCTAATGCGCTCCCATTCCAGATTCTGCTTTATCATATAAGATTCACCTAAAAGCTGGTTTTCTCTCCAAGTGTGTATCCAGAATTTATCTGGATCAATGCCGACTTGCCCTATATAATAATCCTCAATGTCATCCCAAGTAAGGGAGTCGGCTACTGCTTTCCCTGGGTATTAGCTACCTTTTTAGCCTGGCGATCAATTCCCATATTTAGGTCATTGCCTAAAATACGAGATTCCATCATAGCGCTAATCATATTCTCAAGTTCCTCTTGACCTAGATCCTCAAGCCATGCGCCTACTTTAAATTGATTATAGTCAATCTCATTGCCTTCCTCCTGGTCGTATGCTAACATAGCAGAATAAACCAAAGCTCGTATAGCTGTAATAGAAAAACCACCAGAAAATAGCTCTCCTATTTTATCTAGTGGTACATTCATTATTTCGGTAAAATTCGCCCAAAAATTCATGCTAAAATGTAGCGTAATATTACGCCCACCTAGCTTAGTGGTATAATACCCTCTCCTCTTGTTTGCCATTATGTCGTTTATTTAATTACGAATTGATCGACTTAGTGATAGCGCCTGTTAATGTAATTGATCCACTATAACTAACTGGTGATTCCATTTCAGCACTTGTTTCAACACTAGAAAGGAACCCTTCAGCAGTATAAACTGCATCTCCAGCTACCTCTGTGCCAAAAACGCAAGTTAATTGAGTTCTAGCTAGTAAATAATCTTTCAAATTAATAACATTGGCAGTATCATCATAAGCTACTAACCCATCAAAAGAGATCTCTCCAGAGATAACTCCAGCAATAACCTCCTGGAAACCATTACTATCTTTAGTAGTAGCTTCTGGTAGATCATTGTTTAGCGTTAAAGTACAGCTAGTAGTGTGTCCTAGAGTAGTACCCTCTATTTTTAAAATTAGGTTAGTTCCGTTAAATACTCCTGTTGTAGCCATTAGTTTTAAATTTTATACAAATATAGTTATTTTATTATTTATGCTTTATGCTGCTCCAAATGATATTGTTCCAGTTCCAGCTGTGAATCTAGTATATTTTTCACTAGATCCTACAGTTTGATTTACAACACTTGTTGTTAAACCAGATCCTACAGTTATATCATAATAATCTGGGTATCTTATTATAACTATTCCAGAGCTACCATTCGATCCATCAGCGCTTGAACTACCAGCAGCTCCTCCACCACCAGATCCAGTATTAATAGTTGGATTCGTAGCTGCGGCACTGCCATTAGCACCATTTCCACCAATTCCAGAACCTCCACTGCCTTGATCTCCAGAAAGCCTAGTACCTCCACCGCCACCACCAGCGTATGTAACAGATGATCCTGTTATAGTAGATGAAACTCCAGTACCACCATTTCCAGCAGCACCAGATACACCATTTCCTCCAGTGGAACCAGCACCACCTCCACCACCGCCTTCATAACCTCCAGCTGTAGATGTATAGGCACTACCACCAGCATATCCTTGATTAGCAGTACCCGTTCCTCCACTTGCAGATGTACCTGATCCACCACCACCAGAGCCTCCATTTGCTCCAGTTCCAGTAGTTTCAGCTCCTCCGCCTCCACCACCTATTGATGTTATGGTAGAAAATACAGAATTATTACCATTTCCACCCTTAGTAAATGTATTACCTCCACCTTGTCCAGCACCCCCACCTCCTACTGTTACAGTGTAATTTGTTGCAGCAGTTAATGATAATTGATTTTCAGCAGCTGCACCGCCTCCAGAACTACCATAAGATGTTCTTAAACCGCCAGCTCCTCCGCCTCCACCACCTAAGCCACCTCCACCGCCACCGCCAGCGCCAGCAACTATAAGAT